GAGAGGAGGCGCGGGAATACGAGAAAGAATTTTCACCGGAGCTATATGAGCAATGGTATCGGCTGTATGGCCTGACAAAGCCGGAGCGCGGCCGCCCTTGGGAATTCAAGTATTTGACGATTGACCATATCTACAAACCCCTTGCTCGCAGTCATGGCAAGGTTTTTGATCTCGCTAAATCAAGCAAGCAGGTTAACGGCGAAAAGGGCGACAAGGTCCACATGTTTTTGTCTGAAATTGGTGTGAAAGCTTTACGAACCCAAATTGGCAAAATTATTGGTATCGCCACGGTTTCAGATTCGAGAGCAGAGTATGAAAAATACATCGCTGAAAAGATTTACGGTCAGCAGAGCCTAGATCTCAGAGAGTGATCCTATAGGCAACTCATCCAAGCCCAGCCCAACCGCTGGGCTCTTTCGTTCTGGCTTAAAGAGTGAGCGGGCAGTCAGGGTCAATCTTGGAAGGTTTTCATGTCACAGCTATTATCGATTTGACACTTATTGACTGGTACCAGCGGGCCGCTGGGCTTGACAGCGTCGAGTCTATACATTGTCAGGACGCCGGCGTGGTAGCTACCAGGTACACCCGGAAAGCCTTTTTTCTCTCCGTCCTTGAAGCGTCCGTCATAGATATTCACGATTTGGCCACTCTGTGGTGCAAGGCCTATCGAGACACGGCCTGACGGTCTGCAATGGATCATCATCACCGCATTCGTGCGATGCCCATTTGGAGATTCATCAAAAACGCGAACAATATCGTGGCCATCCGGCTCACGGCAGCTATTTGCTGGGATGGTGGCTGATACCGCTTCCGCCCAAGGCTGATCAACGGATGTGGCTGGCGTATAGAACATGAGATTGATACCGATCAGGGCCTCAGGCGGCAGTGGAGCGAGCCAGTCTTCAACAGCGTTCCTAGCGCTCACCAAGGCAGGTTCGAAGTTTTTTTTGACCAGGTCGGTCGTTGCTTCTAAGCCAGCTCCGCCAACGGCGGCGAGTATTGCGATCAGTCCTTTTGAAAGATGCGTTTTAAAAACAGTCATTATGCGCGGTCCTTGCAGTTGGGTATGGGAGTCGCCAATGGACTCGTTAGTCGCCAGCAATGATATCTTGGTCCATCTTCCACAGGAGTGACCCCATGAGATTGTTTGTAGGCGCGGTAGCTGTTGCTTTGCTGGCAGGGTGTGCGACTTCACCAGTTCCGTCTAATGAGGCCGCGCCGGTCCCATCGTCCAGATTGTTTGCGTTTCAAAGCCAGGCTCATGGTGATTCGACGCTCGTTGTTACCCGAGATAAGGGCTTTGTTGGCAGTGGGTGCAATACGACGGTGAGCATCGACGGCCGTCGGGCGGCAGAAGTCGGCTCTGGTGAGACCGCGAAATTTCGTGTCGCGCCAGGTGAACACATCGTCTCGGCGTCGTCTTGTGGGAGCGGCTTGAAAGAGCGGGAAACCAACATCAAGGCCGGCGGCACCAAGAAATTCAGAATATCCATCGACTCAGCGATGAGCATGGATCTGTCACCCACCATGCAATGATAAAAAGCCGCCTCGGGGCGGTTTTTTTTCGCCCGGAGAAAACATGCAGGTCAATCAACAGGAAAAAATGCAGGTCGTGCTGTTATCTGGATCGCTGGCTCGGTTGTTTGGCCGAAAACACCGCATAACCACGTCGGGCGGCTTCAGAGACATCATGGGTTACTTCAAATCCCAGTTCCAAGGATTTGAACGACACATGATGGAAAGCTCAGAGAAAGGCCTACGGTATGCAATATTCAATGGCCGACAGAACATCTCGGAGGATGACCTGGACAAGCCAACGGGTCGGAACGTTATCCGAATAGTCCCGGTAATCAGCGGCTCAAAACGAGCGGGGCTGATCCAGACGATTGTCGGCGTGGTTTTGATTGCGGTCGGGTCATGGTTCGGCCAGCCATGGGCCGTCCAGCTTGGTATTGGTCTGACGATCGGCGGTGCAATGCAAATGCTCAGCCCCCAGGCAAAAGGTCTGGGTACCCAAGATAGCCCGAACAACCGACCCAGTTACAGTTTCAACGGCCCGGTGAACACCAGCGTCCAAGGCAACCCTGTACCATTGCTCTATGGCCGAATGATCGTAGGCAGCGCCGTGATCAGCGCCGGAATCTACTCCGAAGACCAGATGTAAACCTAACCCCGCCAAACAGCCCGCCACCGTGCGGGTTTTTTTTTCGTCTGAAGGAAAGCCATGACCAATCCAGCTATCGCCGGCAGCAAAGGTGGCGAGTCGAAGCCGCGCCCATCCGTTGAGGCGCCAGACAATCTGCAAAGCACGGCGTTTGCCAGGATTCTTGATCTGGTGAGCGAGGGGGAAATCCGCGGCCTGGTTGATGGCATGCGATCTACCTTTCTTGACGAAACACCACTCGCCAGCGCTGATGGGACGATCAACTTCAGTGGCGTCACTCAAGACGTGCGCACCGGCAGCCAGGATCAGTTGCACATTCCAGGATTCCCTGCGGTCGAGAGCGAGATCGGGATTGGCGTCGAGCTGCGTTCTGATCAGCCTTGGGTGAGGGCTATCACCAACCTGCAGCTTTCGGCTGTGCGCATTCGCCTGTCAGTCCCACGCCTGGCGCAAACCAGTACCAGCAATGGCGACACCAACGGCTACACGGTGCGCTACAAAATCGAGCTGTCTACCGATGGCGGGCCTTATGTCCAGGTGCTTTCAGCGGCGTTCAGCGGAAAGACTTCTTCCAAGTACGAGCGATCCCATCGTGTCGATTTGCCAGCGGCCACCAGTGGATGGCAGGTTCGTGTCGTTCGGATCACCGCAAACTCAACGAGCGGAACCATCGCCGACACGACAAACGTAGACGCGATCACCGAAGTCATTGATGCCAAGCTGCGTTATCCAGGCTCCGCCATTATCGGCGTTCAATTCGATGCGTCGCAGTTTCAGTCGATCCCCACCCGTGCGTTCGATTTGTATGGCCGCATCATCAAGGTTCCGAGCAACTACGACCCAGACACCCGAATCTACACGGGCATCTGGGACGGGAGCTTCAAAAGCGCCTGGACCGATAACCCGGCCTGGATTTTCTACGACCTATTGCTGCATTACCGCTACGGCCTTGGGCATCTGCTGAATGCCTCGCAAGTGGACAAGTGGGAGCTTTATCGGATCGGCCAGTATTGCGATCAGCCAGTTCCTGACGGGAAGGGCGGGACCGAGCCAAGATTTACTTGCAACCTCTATTTATCCGTCCGCGCCGATGCGCTGCGCGTGCTCCAGGACCTGGCAACCACGTTCCGTGGCATGGCTTATTGGGCGGCTGGCTCGGTGATGGCCATGGCCGATATTCCAGAGGATCCGGTATACACGTATTCGAATGCCAACGTCATAGACGGCAAGTTTGGTTACACCGGCTCGGCAAAGAAAACGCGCTACACCGTCGCCCTGGTGAGCTGGAACGACCCAGCCGACTTCTACCGCCAGAAGGTAGAATACGTCGATGATCAGGCCGGGATTACACGGTACGGCATCCAGCAAACCGAGATCACCGCGACCGGCTGCACGTCCCAGGCCCAGGCTCAAAGGGTAGGGAAGTGGGCCTTGCTAACCAACCGCCTGGAGACGGAAAGCGTTGGCTTCTCTGTTGGCCTGGATGGGACCCTGGCTCGCCCCGGGCAGATCATCCGCATCGCTGACAATGACCGGGCTGGCCGCCGTATTGGTGGTCGTCTCCGCTCATCCACCCTCGACACGCTGGTTCTCGATGCTGATGTGACTGCCTTCCCGGGTGACACCATCACCCTGATCATGCCCAACGGCAAGGCCGTCTCGCGCTCAATTCAGTCTGTTGGATATCCGCTCACCTGGGACAGTACCGGCATCACTTGGGACAACGGGAATATCACTTTCGATACCACTGGCTTCCCTTCTGATGTGCAGCAGGTGGTGCTGGCCGAGCCACTGAATGATTTGCCTCCGCGTCATTCCATGTGGGCGATTGACTCTCCAACGCTGGCGGTTCAGCAGTTCCGTGTGATGTCAGTGGTGGAGGATTTCTCCGATAGGGATATCAAGTTCACGATCAGCGCCGTTCGCCACAACTCGAGCAAATACGGGGCCATCGATAACGGCAGCCGTATTGAGCGGCCGCCGATCACGGTGATCCCACCAAGCGTTCAAAATCCGCCAACAAACATCACCGTCACCAATGACCATTTCGTCGATCAAGGCAGCGCGGTCAGCGTCATGACAATCAGCTGGGATAAGCCAGATTCGGCGATCGCATACGAGGTGTACTGGCGCAAAAACGATGGCGACTGGATCTTCGCAGGGCGCACCGGCACCACCTCCGTTGACGTCAGTGGGATCTATGCAGGGAGGTACGTCGCCAAGGTCAGGGCAATCAATTCGCTCGACATCGGATCAGTCTTTGCGACCTCCGAGGAAACGGTGCTGAACGGGAAGACAACCCCGCCGCCGGTGGTCTCCTCGTTTACGGCCGACTCGATTGTGTTCGGGATCAAGCTCAAATGGGGAATCCCCCAAGATCTCAACACCGCCGATTTGCAGCGAACGGAAATTTGGTACAGCGAAACCAATCAGATCGCCAGCGCGATCAAGTTTGGCGATTACGCTTATCCGCAGACCGACCTGACCATCATGGGCCTTGCCTCCGGGAAAACGTTTTTCTTCTGGGCTCGCCTGGTTGATCGGATCGGAAATCTTGGCTCCTTCTTCGGTCCGGTGTTCGGCCAATCCTCGGCCGACGCTGGGCCTATCCTCGATTACCTGAACGACCAGATCACGGAAACCCAGTTGAGTCAGCATCTGCTGGAAAAAATTGACTCTGGCGGCGGTGCTCAGATTGAGGTCGAAGCACTCAAGACCGAGTTGGCGGCGATGTACAGCATCAAGACGCAGCTCACCGTTGACGGGAAGCCGTATCTCGCCGGTATCGGCATTGGTGTTGAGAACGACGAAGGGATCATCACCAGCCAGGTTCTGATCGCGGCGAGTCGTTTTGCCGTTGTCGATCCAAACACCACCAACGTCTTTTACCCGTTCGTTATTCAGGGGGGCGCGGCGTACATAGACACCGCGTTCATCCGTGACGGCAGCATCAGCATGCTGAAGATCGGGCAAGCGTTGCAGTCCGACAACTACGTGGCTGGCACGCAGGGCTGGCGCCTGGATAAGGCCGGAAACTTGGAGTTTAACGGCCCGGCGCCCGGCGGCGGCAGGCTGGCAATGACCAATCGCGCGATCAAGGTGTATGACGAGAATGGCGTTAAACGGGTTCAGTTAGGAGACCTGTCCGCATGAGTTATGGACTGAAAATCTGGGATGAAGACGGAAACGTTAGTCTCGACGAAACATCATTCACTATGCGCGTTGTGCATAGCTCTGTTGTGAAAGGGTCGAACTCCGCAAACTTCCAGACAATATCGGTGCCAGGACTGACCACGACAAATGGTGCGGCTTTTGTAGTTCCGGTTGGCTCCTACAACGCCGCTGTGGATATGCAGCTTGAAACAGAGGTAATTGCTGGGGCAGTAAGGGTCTATAGCTTCATGAGAGGAAGAGCCCAGTACAGTAGTACTACAAGTTCGACCATGCGACTCATTGTAATAAGGTTCTCCTAATGGCATACGGTTTAGAGTTCACAAACGACAGCGATGTTGTAACGGTTGACTCCGAATTCACTCGACTCGTCGTTCTGGCGAAGGGAACTTATTCTCCGACCCAGGAATCTGGGCTGGGGTCGGTTACGTCGTTCCCTCGGGCAATAACAAGCCAGGAGCCCCCGCTTGTTTTCATCAGGCCCTCGGCCACTAGCGGTATTGCTGGTCTGTGCCAGATGCGCGTCCTCGGGGCACCAGGTGCTTGGACTGGATTTTATGTGAGGGCTTACAATGAGAATACCCTTCGGCCAAACGGGTCCTATTTCGCCTGTGGTTTTGCTGCTACTGCGCTGGCTAATTTCGGAATGCGCTTGTGGGATGGCACTTCGAAACTTTTGTTTGATAGCGGAACACCGTACGCTAGGTTCACCCGGGCATTTCAGAACTGGACCTATGTTAAAACAGACTCTACCGCCCAGGGGACGCCAAGAAACTATTACCGTGTCGCTTTCAACTTTCCAGCCGGCGAACACATGCTGATAAATAGTTTCAGCATGCCGATGCTTAATAACGATCCTTTTAGCAGGGAGTTATATTGCTGGTGGGATTTCTCTGGGGGTAATCTTTACGCCTTGACAGTCGGGGCCGGTAATCCAATCGCGTTCTTTCTTCCCGCAGTTTTCGCAAAATTGTAAAAGCGGTTCCCGCTCGATTATATCAACTATCCCAGCCCGCCTAATGCGGGCTTTTTTTCGTCTGGAGAAAAGCATGAACGCGACCGAGAGAGACCGCGATATTTTGGCGCGGACGTTGTACGGAGAGGCTAGAGGCGAAGGATTCGCCGGCCAGGTGGCCGTGGCCTGCGTGATCCGCAACCGCGTGAACGACGGCAAGGACCGGTCGTGGTGGGGCGAGGGCTATGCCGGAGTGTGCCTGAAACCGTACCAGTTCAGTTGCTGGAATAAGAACGACCCGAACTATCCCTACCTGAGCGGCGCCAAGGAGATCCCGCCGAAGCAGTTCGCCCAGGCGCAGCGGGCGGCGGATCTGGTTATCTCCGGCGCCGAGCCTGACATCACCAATGGCGCGACCCACTACTACGCGACCACGATGCCGAAGCCGCCGGCCTGGATCAAGGAGGCGACCCAGACATTCCGCCTGGGCAACCACATCTTCTTCAAGGACGTGCCATGAATCCCGCCAGCCTGAAGCTGCTGATCGCCGGTGTGGCCGTGGCGTTGATCCTGGCGATCAGCGCGACATGGAAAGTGCAGGACTGGCGGTATAGCGGCCGACTGGCCGAACAGACCAACGCGCATCTATCCGACCTTGCCAAGATCGGCAGCGCCGCCGCAGACCAAGTTCAAGCAGAGCAGGCCAAGCGCCTGGCCCTGGAGCAACGGCTGACCGCCAGTGACCAAACCCACCATCAGGTGCTGACCAATGTCCAGAAAGATCAAGATCGCCTGCGCGATCGCCTTGCCACTGCTGATTTGCGGCTGTCAGTCCTCCTTGCCGAGGATCCAGCCAGTTGCAACGCAGTGCCTGCCACCGCCGGCGCCGGCGGCGTGGTTCATGGAAGAGCAAGAGCCCAACTTGACCCAGCGCATGCTCAAAGAATTATCGCCATCACCGATGCCGGCGACCGGGGGTTAATCGCGTTGCGGGCGTGCCAGGCCTACGCTAAAGAAGTGAGTCGGCGATAGGCCTGATCAGCTCCGGGCCCTGGTTGCGAACATTGCCAATGGCGCGGTCCACCTTGAACCACTCGAAGGCCTCGGCGGGTTCGCCCTGGTGCAAAGCTATTTGCTCAGCGCGTTCCTTCGGCGTGGCCGGATCCAGCCATTCCCGGGCAAGCTCTGGCGTCAGCACAACGGGCCGGCGGTCCTGTATGTCGACCATGCCGCCCGCGCTGTCGGCGGTGATGATGACGAAACCGTCGTACTCACCCGGCTCACGCCCGCCGGTGGGGAATTGGCCGATAGCCGCGCAGAGGACTGGCGCCTGGTCCCGCCGGCGGATCAGGTAGGGCTGTTTTTTCGGCCCGCTCTCGTCGACCCACTCAAACCAGTTGTTGATCGGCGTGATGGCGCGGTTCGGCCAGATCGGCCGGTAGAACGGGCCGAGGGCCACTTTCTCTACCCGGGCGTTGATCGGTGCGGCACGGTCCTTTGCCCATGCTGGCCGCCAGCCCCATCGCACCAGGTCAGCATGCAGCGTGTCGTCTTCCTGATGGAACAGGGCGAGCTGGTGCGACGGCGCGCCGTTGTACCGCTCCAGGGGCTGGGGGCCCACGGTGCTGACCAGGGCATTGGGCATGCTCAACACAGCCACGAAGTCGTGAATACCGGTGTACTGCGAGAGTCGTCCGCACATATGAACCCCTCAGGCGATCAGATTCATTGCCCGAGTATCACATCAGGCAGGCTGTCGCCCTCATATACCTTCAGTCGGTGGTATAGCTCGGCAATCAAGGCGCTCTGGCCTGCTATCTTCGACCTCGCCGCGTTCGTTAAGGTCGTGTGCTCCAGATAATGGTCGCTCAGAGTCTTCTGAACCGCCCTCAGC